GTGCTGATTACACCAGTTGAACTGCTATAACTAATGCCTGTTCCGGCACTTACTGCACTACGTGCGCGAGCATTTGTAAAATAAAGATTACCATTTTCACTAACATCGCCTGTGTCGATTGTTACTGTTCCGGTTTCGCCGTTAACACTGGTTACACCACCAATTTGGACAACGCTGGGTGTTCCATTGTCTTTCTTGATGTATAGTAAACCGTCATGGGTGTTAATGGCAATTTCGCCCAGTGCTAGTTGACCGGTGGTAGGTACCTTACCAGGGGTCGCACTGCGCTTTAAAATGATTGTATTGGCCATTTTGAGTATATACTCCCGTCGAATTTCTAGGTCGATCGTTTTCCTATTATTCTAGAAGTATTTATCAATTACTAGATTATATATATTTTTTAATAATTTAATTAGATTAACTAGAAACACTAGTCATTCTACCTCGCAAAGCATTGTTAAATGGATTAAATAGAACTCTATTATTTCCACCCTGTAAACTTCTTTGATTTGTATAGCCTTCCGAACCTGCGACTGTTAAAGTAGACAGTGAGTTAGCAATTAAAAAGTTTAATACTTCAGTTCTGTTTAGTGTGGGCCGTGCCTGCAACAAACAGGCTATAACTCCTGTTACCTGTGGACAGGCCTGACTTGTGCCACTTATTTTATTTAAATAATAATTAGAATTTCTTGGATCAGCAACTGGCGGTGTTACATAACTTTTATTAGCATATGCACCCATGATCATAGTACCGGGAGCATATATATCCACTCGAGGACCAGTTTCACTATATGTTCCTTTTTGTTCCGTGATTGTATTATCTATCGACCCCACAGTAATCATGCCAGTTGCTGCTGTTGGACTCATTCCTCTATGATAATAAGTATTACCACCAACACTATTTCTATAATAATTATCGTAATCTAAACCACCAGATATGTCGCATTTGTGATAGTAATTACCCGATGCACCTGTGAGAATTACTCCTGCATTTGCACAGTTAGTTACACTGGCATCTAAGTAGTTTATCCTGGTAGGATGGGTGTCATTTACCTGTCCATAACTTGTATTACGTGTTGTATTATTGTATTGTGATCCTCTGTACATTGTAAATTGCATACCACTATAACTGGCAACATATCCCCAGCTATTGCTGCAAACTGTTGGTCTTGTATTTCCTGCCGCAATTTTAGCCAGATGAAATGCTCTAACCAAATCGTAGGCTATGTCAGAATTAATGGCCCCCAGTGCGTTTCCAGTTGTAATATTTGTTCCTGAGTAGATTCTAAGTGAGTATATCGCTGCACCACTGGCCCAACCACAAGTATTGCCGGCTGCAATACTGGCACAATTTGTACCATGGCCATCCGCGTCACCCAAATAGCCACCTATGCTAGCAGCACTAGCAGTGCCAGATACTCCCAGGCTACTCCAATCAAAGTCAACGACACGGGTCCCACCTGTGCCGTCTGCATTTACTGCGAATTCAGGGTGATTTGGTTCAACACCTGAATCCATTATGATTACATCTACACCTGTTCCATCCAGATTGTAATTAAAATCCCCAGTAACCGCTGTACTAGAACTAAAAGGATTAGCACTATTGCTGCATCTTAATAAGCCCCAATTTTTCATTGTTGCCGTTGTAAAATTCCCCTTGTCATATAGGCCTGTTTTTACTTCTGGTAACACCTTATAAACACCCTCTTGTAGATCAGCCTGTAGCTCTACGCTTTCTAATCTAGGATCATTTCTTAATTCTTCAGCTTCTGCATCTGTTAAATTGAAATGAGCACAATAATCATTAAATGGTCGATCATTCAGTACTTGTATAGCTCTACTGGGTATATAATTATCGCTTAATCCATCTACAGTTAAGGTATTCCATATTTCGTCCCATATTTTTGGATCTGATACAGTAATAATATATTCTCGCATAATTCTTCCTTTAATATAGCATTATATTAATTTTGAATGGGCGGCAGATTTGTTATCTGTATCTGCCTATCTGGTTCTGCTTCAAAATTTAAAATATAAGGAAATTCAGGCTCATGTTGGTTACTGCCATCCAATGACTCTAATATCACAATTTCTGAATCAGGAAATTGTGTTTTGACTTCTGCAATTTCCTGTTCGTCATTGGTGTAGTCATCGTCCATGAGTTTATGGAATCTGCCATCTACAAAAATTTGTTTTATCATGGTGCTACAAACCTCCAATAAGATGCTATGATGGGTGACGCTAGTGCGTGACGCTGAATTAATCCTATACCAGTGTCAGGTCTTTGATTGGGTCCCTGATTCCAAACAAGAGCTCCAACAGCAACATTATTATTTCCACCATTATAGGCTACACTAAATCCGCCGCCAGCTTGTCCCAGACCATTCAGAGGACTGTTAACTCCAACAGCAGTGAATGCGATCCAGACAGCAGTCTGCCTATAATTATATCTAAATCTGGTACCAGTGCTATAATTAGCACCATTAAATGCATAATATCCGCCATTAGCGGTTGTTGTGCCAGCCAGTGTGCCGTAATTTTGTAATACAGTGTTTCCCACAATTCTCCAGGCCAGAGCATGAGCACCAACTCCGTAACTACTTGCACCCGACCAAGTTACTGTACTACCTGATGGCATGCCATTTGGATAGTTAATAATATAAACAACCATGGCATGGCTTGATCCAAGTCCTGCTGCAAGAACAGGATTAAGATTTAGACCAGAGACGTCTGTTAAGAAACTACTTGCTGCTACATTGTTGACTAAAAAATGTGCGACAGTTTCGCCCGGATATACAGTTTGAAGTGTATTGAATGATAAGCTAGAGCCAGCAGTCGTCTGTACAGCGGAACCCAGTCCACCTATAGACATTTGCGGCATCGGTGATGTTAGGCCTGTGATTACCATGTTAGAAATTTTGTCCTGCAATTAATGCTATCCATGATGTTCCTCCATCATATGTTGTAAAAGATACTACATCTATTTTACCCGCAGTCGTAGTAATCTGTGGTGCTGAACCCAGTGCCCACTTGGTTCCTGTTGGCCAAGCACTGATGCTGCCACCATTGGCAACAATATACATTCTAAATTCAAACTCTACACCACTGGGGACGTTATTTAGAGTCCAACCTGAAATTGCATTGGACAATGTTAGAACAATACAACTTCCGCTGGACAAATCTATTGTGGCTGTTCCGGCAGCAGGTGTCAAATTTTGAACTGTTCTAGAATATCTATTAGACTGAACAGACGTCAATGTGCCAAGACTGGTGATGCTAGGCTGTGCCGCAGTGGTTACTGTGCCAGCTGTTGTTGCTGAAGTGGCTGTTGCAGCATTTCCACTAATACTAATACCCCATGTTCCGCTGGCGTTTGTGCCTGATGTGCTGGGTGCACCTATGGTATTATAACTGACAGTTATTGCAGCACTACCATTAAATGATGATCCTGAATTTGCTCCTGATCCACCATTATTAAATGTAATATTTTGCGCCGTTTCTCCTCCACCAGTAGTAACTGTGATAACACCTGTTGACGAATTATAGGTGGCATTTCCTGATACGCTGATCGCACCTCTTGCTCTAGCCTGAGTAAAATATTGATTTGTGCTGCCTTCACCGATATTATCTGTATTCAGTGTGACCGCGCCAGTGGCTGAATTAACACTGGTTACGCCGCCTGCTGCGGCACTGGCATTAACCCAATTTGTTCCATTGTATTGTAATACCTGCCCATTGCTTGCGCTGGTAATTACCACATCTGTTAACCCATCTAGATTAGTCGTCAGTGTTGGTTTATTGGATAGATCGTTATAGCTACCTGTTGTTGCCACTGTGGCTAGTTGACTGCCATTAAATGTGATATTTCCTGTTGCTGTGAAGTTAAGATCGTTCCCACTGCTGATCGCCACTGGGCCAGTTCCGGTAAAATTCAAAGTTGCTACATTGGCTGTTGTTGCATATAGGTTGTTGAATTTTTTACTTGAAGATCCCAAGTTTCTTGAGTTAGTGGTATCTGGGGTTAAA